GGGAAAGCAGAGGGAAAAACAAGACTTAGACGCAAACAACTGGAAGTGGCATTAGAAGGTAATCCAACAATGCTAATCTTTTTAGGGAAAGCAATGCTAGGTCAAAGTGAGAACCCAACAACAGATGAAACAAAGGTAGTTTTACCCTGGAGTGATGACTTTTAAATGCCATTAAATAAAGCACAGAAGGCAGTTACAAGTTCAAATGCTAGATTCAAAATATTCGTTGCTGGCAGACGAACAGGCAAAACGGCTTTAAGTATAAGAGAGTTAGCAAGATATGCAAGTCAACCAAATAAAAGAGTACTATACGTTTGTCCCACATTTCAAATGGCTCGGGACATTATTTGGAAGGATCTCCAGAACAAACTGCGAGACCTTAATTGGATTGCAAAAACAAACGAAAGCAGATTGGAGATAGAGTTGATTAACGGTTCATTAATATCACTAAAGTCAGGCAATGACCCAGATAACTTACGTGGTTCTGGTTATGACTTTGTTGTGTTTGATGAGTGTGCAGACTTGAAACCAGAAGTATGGTATGAAGTTGTCAGACCAGCACTATCTGCTCAAAAACCTCCCGGCTCAGCATTATTCTGTGGAACTCCTAAAGGCTTTAACTGGTTCAAAGACTTATTTGATTTAGGCAATACAGAAGACCCAGATTGGTTCTCGCATCAAGCAACTACACTTGAAGGCGGTAATGTTCCAGAAAAAGAAATAGAAGACGCTAAAAAAGACTTAGATGCTAGAACATTCTCACAAGAATATCTAGCGACATTTGAAACGTATTCCGGTATTATTGCATACAATTTTCATGCAGATAATATCAAACAATTTAAAGGCGATATCGGTGATATGATTTTAATCGGTATGGACTTTAACGTAGACCCAATGTCAGCAGTTGTTATGGTCAAGACTGAGACAGGGTTACACGCAATTGATGAGATAAACATCTATGGTTCAAATACAAACGAAATGTGTGAAGAAATCAGAAACAGATATCCTAAACAAAAAGTAGTTGTATTTCCAGACCCTGCTGGTGCACAGCGTAAAACAAGTGCATCTGGTAGAACAGACATAAGCATTTTACAGAATGCTGGATTTGCTGTTAAATATAGACAGAGACATCCAGCAGTAAAAGACAGAATCAACGCACTCAATTCAGTACTAAAAAATACTGAAGGTCAGCGTAGATTCTTTATTGACCCTAAGTGTAAGACATTTGTTAAATCATTAAGACAACATTCTTACAAAGAAGGGACACAAATACCCGATAAAGGTTCGGGTTTAGACCATATCTTTGATGCTGGCACGTATTTGATTGAATTCATATACCCAGTTAAGAAAGATTACAAACCCGATAACATGAAAACATTTGGAGTTTACTGATGGATTTAGAACACAGACATCCGCTTTATAAAGCAAACATTGATGATTGGCATTTCTTTAGTGCAAGTTATCACGGTGGTTCACACTACAGAGCACCTGAGTTGGGTATGTTACGCAAGTATCTCTTTGAAGACGATGCTCCTGGTAACCAATACGCAAACAGAGTTGAATACACTGCAATGGACAATCTTGTCAAACTAACTGTTGACACGTATCGTTCATACCTTTTTAAAACAAAACCAGTTAGAACATTTGGTAATTTAGCCGACGACCTGATGATTAATCGTTTCTTAACAGACTGCGATTTCAATGGTCAAGACTTAAACGACTTTATGAAAGAAGCAAACGACTTAGCAACAGTATACGGCAATGTATGGATACTAGTTACTAAAGGTGCAGTAGAAGGTGTTATCACACGTGAGCAAGAGATTGCCGCAGATGTAAGACCATATGCAAGATTGTTTACACCAGAAAACGTTTGTGATTGGTCATATGAAAAGCAACCAAACGGCTCAGAAGAATTAACAATGGTTAAGACTAAAGAGTGGGCTGGCGAAGACAAAATACGTTATATCGAATGGACAAAAGAAACATTTGTAACATACGTTTATGATGTAGAGTCAGAAACAGTAGAAGAATATGAAGAAGTAGAAAATGCAATCGGCAAAGTTCCTTTTGTTTGTTTAGTTGCTAATCGTTCACAATACAAAGGTGTTGGTCATTCTGATATGGCAGACGTTGCTAAAATTCAGCAATCAATCTTTAATCTATTGTCAGAAGCAGAACAAGGTATTCGTATCTCAAATCACCCAACACTAGTAAAAACAGAAGGCACACAAGCAATGGCTGGTGCAGGTTCTGTAATCACTATGGATGACAATACAGATTCAAATCTTAAACCATACTTGATTGAACCTAATGGCACAAACATTCAAGCAATTCGTGACATGATTGAAGTTCATGTTCAAGCATTCTTACGCTCAACACACTTAGGCGCTGTTATGGCTGAACGTGGGTTCTCTGCTAAGTCTGGTATTGCTCTACAAACAGAGTTTGAAATGTTGAACACAAGACTAGGTGACAAAGCCGCTAAGATGGAACAAGCAGAGTGGAATGTATGGCAATTGTTTTGGGAATGGTCAGGACTAGATGCAGACCCAGACTTCAATGTAGAATACAAGAAATCATTTGACTTACGTGACGAACATGCAGATGTTTCACTATACTCAAAAGCACTATCGATGGGTATTGAATCACCAGAATATATCAAACAACTTCAAAAACAGATTGCAAAAGTTGTTATTACAGATGGCGATAAACTTGACGATATCATGCAAGAAATTAGTGAAGGATCAACAACACCAGAGTTCGGAGCAAACTTAGATGGCGACACAACAACAGATTGATAATCACAGTCGTTTGATTCAAGACTTGATTGACCGATTTGATGAATACATAGAGACTAGTTCAAAGACACTAGAAAACACTGTGGCTGAACGTGTGTTAGAGAGTACTACACCTGAACAGTTGTTAGAAACACGTGCACCAATCAATACAGATTTTAACGATTTGTATAACACTGGTGTAAAAGATTTTATGAGTGAATTTGATACTATTGGTAGAGACACAATTAGTTGGACACCCGGTGATGTTACAGATGCAGACATACAAGTTGTTTCAGAGTTAAAGAAACAGTCATACAATCGTTTAACAGAACTTGGAAAACAAACACGTGAAAACATTCATACCGAAATTCTAATGGGTGCATTAGCAGGTGTTGCTGTGCAAAACATTGCAGAAACAGTACGGCACAAAGTAAGTGGTCTAATGATTACTACATCAAATCTGGAGACAACAAGATTACAAAACAAACTAAAACGATTGAAGGCAGCCGCATCAAGAAACGCAGAAGAAATCGCAACAGTGACAGCCTCCCTAAGAAAACAGTTTCAGAACGTATCGGTGGGGGGAAGTTTAGGACAACGAGCAAGTGCAGAAATGCACGACACAGTGATGGACTTATATGGTGTGTTTATTAGACACAGAGCAAAACAAGCAGGGCTAAAAAGATTTCGTTATACCGGAACTTTAGTCTCAGAAAGCAGAGACTTTTGTATACAGAATGTAGACAGGGTGTTTACAGAAGAACAAGCAAAACAATTATGGAGCAGTTCTAGTTGGTCAGGCAAACGTTCAGGTGATCCGTTCGTAGTGCGTGGTGGACATAATTGCAGACATTTTTGGATACCAGTGGAGTAAAGCAATGGCTTATAAAAAGAAAAAAAAGAAACCTTACAAGAAGAAGTAATATGGCAAAAGATCCTAGATTAACAAAGAACAGACTAGAAGGTTACAACAAACCTAAACGCACACCTAATCACCCAACTAAGTCACACGTTGTCTTAGCAAAAGATGGTGACAAAGTTAAACTAATTCGTTTCGGTCAGCAAGGTGCAAAGACCAAACCACCGAAAAAGAATGAGTCAAAAGCAGACAAACAGAAAAGAGCATCGTTCAAAGCAAGACATGCAAAGAACATTGCTAAAGGTAAAATGTCAGGTGCGTACTGGTCAGACAAAGTTAAGTGGTAAAAAAAGAGCGTCTTAGACGCTCTTTGTTGTTTTCTTTTTGATTTCGGCCCAATCTTTTTGATGCTGTTCATACGCTAGTTTGCTTGCGGCTTCAAACTCAGCAATCATCTTTGCTTTAAGTTCTGGGTCTTTCTCAGTTGCAATAGCGTGAATTAGATTTACTGTAGACATTTTAGTTCTCACTTTCATTCAAGTCTTTTATTAAATCTTTTAAGAACTTATCACGAAGTTCTAAATCGTCAAACTCACTTAATACTTTCTCAATTTCTGCGATGATTTCATTATCTGGCATTTTGTTTTTCTTAGACATTTGTTAACTCCTAAAGTTTGATTATGTAAACATTATAACACGATTCGCTATTTTGTCAAGTTTTGGAACCATTCATTTTATCTGCCAGTTCCTGCATTTCTGATTTGCTTTTAGAAAGACCAAATGACAAGTCACTGCCTTGATTTGTTTGTCTCCCCCCCAAATTGTAAAGAGGATGATTAGTGTCTACAACGTAATACGCATAGATACCATCAAAATCATAACCTTCAACAATATATCTTTTCATTACGCTGTCTCCTCATACTTGATTTGTGTTAATTAAATATTGTGCTTGAGCCATATGCATAGAAACTACAAGTTCATAGTCATTGTATGGTTCGCAACAGTAGATTTTCTCAGTATCCCAACCTGCATATTGGTCGACCCAATTCTTTTTCTTACCTTTTACAATGGGATTACCACTTGGTGCAAATGTAACTGTTCCGTTTATCTCATTTGCAATGCGATGTGCAGTTTCTTTGATACGTTGTTCAGTTTGTTGTAAATTCATAGTGATTCTCCGTTTTGTTTAACTTATATTATCTTTATATAGTGATTCGTTACATTTGTCAAGTGTTATTTTACGCTGTCTCCTCTTTATCCCAATCTTTTCTAAAATACTTTTCCAATATTGGACCAAGTTCTCTGTTTAGTTCTTGTAGTGGTTCAATAAACTTTGACAATTCTGTTGGATAAGCAGAGTTGCTCTGGCGTTGAGCATTATACAGTGTTTGTCGCAACGAGAATTCAAAGTCTTTAAGTTGTTCTTTTTTAGTATACTTACTCATTACGCTGTCTCCTTTAGTTGTCATTATGTAAACATTATAACACGATTCGCTAATCTGTCAAGTTTTTTTATCACAATTTTTAAAAGCATAAATAAGAGTATAATCCAATATAATAGGAGTTTTAGGTATGACCGATATGACCGAAACAGCGGGTAATGACGATAGCGTAACTGATACTGGTGCAGTTACTCCAGAAGTTGAAAGCCAGGAAAATCGAACGTTCACACAAGCAGACGTTGATAAGATTGTTCAAGCAAGATTAGACAAACATAAACGAAAGTACGATGGCATTGATGTGTCAGAATACAAGAGTTTGAAATCTGCCGAAGAAGAACGTAAGATAGAGGCGATGAAAAAGCGTGAAGAATTTGATGCAGTCCTTGCACAACAAAAGGATAAGTTTTCAGATGAAATCACAACGTTGCGTAATGAATTAACAAGTCTTAAAGTAGATGGAACTTTACTGAATACAGCGGCATCTAGAAATGCAGTGAATCCAGACCAAGTTACACAGTTATTAAAAGACAAAGTTGGTTTAGACGAAACAGGTCGCCCAGTAGTATACGATAATGGAAATGTCGTATATGATCCTGACACAGCGGAACCAAAGAGTTTGGAATCATTAGTGAATGAATTTTTGGATAGTAATCCACACTTTCTACGCTCTGGTCCATCAGGTGTCACAAGCAATGGTGCCGCAGGTTCTGCACCAACAAGCAAAGCAACTGACCTAAGTCAATTAGATTTGACGAAGGCATCTGACAGAGAACTATATAAAAAGTTAAAGTCAGAAGGTAAACTATAACTTATGGAGTAAAGCAAAATGGCTTACAATACAGCATACGACCTAGAATCATTAATGGTCAATACAAAAGCGGCTACAGTATATACCGCACATGAAAACTCATTGTTCCTAACAGGAGCACTTATCCCACAGGTAAATCTACCAGCGGGTTCAATCACAGCACAAATCCCAGTAATGGGTTCTGTAACAGCAGAAAAAATCACATCAGCAGATCCTGATGCACTAGACGATTTCACTGCATTAACAATGACAGATACTAAAGTAACTATCGAAGCAAACATCTATGCGGCACGTCAAGTTCTACGTGACTTAGGTGGCATCGATCCAGCAGAGACTGGCCGCGTTTTAGGGAATTCTATCCAGGCTGCCTTTGACGCAGATGTAATTACAGCAATGAACGGTTTCACTGCTTCAACATCTGACGCAGATCCAATGACAGTAGACGCTCTATTTGACGCAGTAGCACAAATTCGTGGTGCAGGCGAAACAGGCGGACTAGTTGGTATCGTTTCTCCAGCAGAAGCGGCAAACCTAATGAAAGACGTAGGTTCAGCGGCATATGCAGGTGGTGACTTCCAAACTGAAGGTCTACGTAACGGCTTCATCGGCACAATGGCTGGTGTAAGAATGTTCCAATCTTCATACATCTCAGGTGCGAACAAAGGTTTCGTATTTGGCGCAGACGCAATGCGTATCGCAATGTTCAAAAATGTTGACCTAGAAGTTCAAAGGCGTGCGGCAGCAGTTGGTAATGATATTATTGCTAACTTACACGCAGGTGTTGGTGTTGTTGACGCAACACGTGGTATCAAACTAGTTAACGTATAATAGTTTAAACACACATGAGAGGGGGACTCGTTCCCTCTCTTTACACATTTCTAGGAGAGCGAATAATGGCAATGTCAACAGATGATGATTTATTAAAGTATCAGCCAGAAATTCTAAATTATGGTATTGATGAATTTACAGAAGAACACGCAAAAGCACGTGCGGACATTCTACGTAAACTACGTTCAGAGTGGTGGAATAAAGCAAAGACTTATAATGCATTTCCTGGCAATTCAAAATATGCCGAAATGGATGAGACTAAATTAACTGAATCACAATTCAATCGTGTTGCTGTTTTTCGTGTTCTTTCTGAATATGTTCTACCACAACTTACTAAATGGAATAACGAGAACGAAGAAGACAAGTTCCAAGTAATGATGAAACATTACGAAAAACGTTACAAGACAGAATTTGCAGAAATACTATTAGATGGTGTTGAGTACGATTTTGACGGTGACGGGACTGTCCAAGACGATGAACGTGGTTCTATTCATTCAAAACGGTTAACTAGATAAGATGGCTCAAATAAAAGTTCATACAAGAAACTTTAAGAACTATATGAGTTCTTTAAAAACTCGTATGGATAGAGCAATCCCAAGGGCTCTAAATAAGAGTGCAGAGAAAACAGTTGAGACTATTGTTGACCGCACACACAGCGGCAACGGGTTGAGAGGAACATTTAAGCGATATTCAAAAGCATATTCTGATTATCGTAAAGAACAAGGACGTGGCACAAAACCTGATTTAAATTTTTCGGGTCGTATGCTTTCTAATCTTGGAGTAAAAAGAGTAAACAATACGAAAGTAAAAGTTGCTTTTTCACGAAAAGAAGAAAGAGAGAAAGCAAGACAAAATCAAAAGACAAGACCGTTTATTGGTTTGAAAAATAATGAATTAAGGACAGTAACAGATACGTTTGTAAAGCAGTTTAA